TGCACTTCGAGTATCGAGCTAAGCAGAATCCTTTGGGCCTGATAGTCCATTGGCAATTTCCTTGATCTTGTCTAGCGTTGCTGAGTCAGCACCACCGGTCTTGGCTTCGCTGTAAAGCAAGCGTAAACCATCAAGGTCATTGCCTAATTCTGCTGCCATTGCAAGCCAGTCTTTAGCAGTTGCAGATGGTTTCTTATCTCTTGCAACCTTGGCCATTTCCTCTCGGCTGGCTCGCTTGTTGCCTGAGTAGCCGGCATTAGCAAGTGCTCTACCAATGGCAGATGTTTCTGCGTTCTCTAATGCAGATGTTTTGTTTGCCATGCCTTGACCATCAACCTCAAAAGCCAGACCTGTTGCCTTTGGCTTGTCGGTTTCGTTGTTTAGGTAGATGCTTGCCATCACTACCCAGGTGCTTACCTGTCGGTCTTGCAGCGTTGTCTGATTCTCAGTAATGATTCTGCCGTCAGGGTTGTCCTTGTAGAAACGCTTGATGCGTTGCTCAACTGTTTCGTAATCGTTGAGGTTGAACTGTGCCATTTACTTTCCCTTCTCATGGTGTAGGTAAGGTGCCCCACCAGCTCTTGATCTCAGACTGAGCGAGTGCTCGCCGTAGATAATGCCTCGTTTCTTGCCTTCCATTGCTTTGATAACTCTAGCCTTGAGGTCTGTCAGTAGCTTGTTAGCCTTTTCAGCATCGTTGACAGCATTGAAGTAATGCACTCCCAGCTCATCCAGGTCAACCTCGCCATCCTCGATGTTAGGGCTGAGTGCTCGGATAGTTTCCAGCGTTGAGTTCGACCCATCCCAGTCAGGCATCTTTAGATCTAGGCAAGCTTGCCGGAATCTAAGAGCAGAATCCCAAAGTGTGTTTGCCTCAAACTCATCCCACTCAATGTCAAACTCCATGTAGCTAGAGCCTGCAAGTGCAACAAGCTTTGCTCGCCTAATGCCAAAGACTTTCATGTACCAAAGCACTTGTGCTCGATAACTCTGTGGCACTTGTGTCCAGTAATCCCTGGAGAACTTGACCTCGATGATGCCCCAGTTGCCATCGGCATCTTTGTAAAGCCCATCAAGGTTTGCTCTTGCCCAGTTGTAGGTCTTGTTGGCCCATGTGCCTGTTTCGTAAATCTCCAACTCAGGGTGCTCATCTGCAAACAGTTCCAAGATAGGTGACTCAAGTTTTGTGCCGAGCTTCAGGCTCATGTTTGGCTCGACTTCATCAGGAATCTGTCCTGTTTTTTTAGCCCACTTTGTTATGGCTGATTCCCAAGTGCTGAGTCCGGCGATAGCAGCGATGTCTGAACCACCGACTGCACCTGGTTCATTGCGTAGTGAGTGCCACTCTGGTGATCCGTTGGCAAAGTCACCAAGTAGGACTGCATCCTGCAACTCGTTTATCTCGGTTGGTAGCTTTGATACTGGCAAGGTTTCCCTCTCTTTCCTTGTCGGGCAATCCACGCTAACTCTCTCGGCGTGGATTTGCCATTTGTCTTGAGATTACTCTAGGGTGACCCTATGACAAGACAACTTGAAAGAAAATACATTGAACTCCAACACGCCATAACTGAAAATGGGGGTGTTCAATGTAGCCAGTTGCCTGAGTGTTTTTTCCCAGAGGATGAGCCAGATCTCTATCTGCGAAAGAAGTTAGTTGCAGTGGCAAAGGAAGTCTGCAATGACTGTCCGGTCAAGGCATTGTGCTTGGACTATGCCCTGTCAGCCCACATGGTTGGTATCTGGGGTGGCACAACCACTGAGGATAGGCAGAAGCTCAGGTCAAACTGACTCGCTGTAAGGCTCGTAGAGGGCTTGAAAAGACCTGCCTAGACTGATACCCTTGCCAAGGCTGTAAAGCCCTGTATAAGCCTTATAGGGCTGTTTAGGGCTTATTCGCCAGAATCAGGCTCAGTAGGCTTGACTGCTTGCTCAACCTTGGCACCAATGCCGTACTCATCCTGGTTAGGGTCGAGTGCTTTGATTAGTGGGCCGAGCAATCCTGCAAGCAAAGCTGAAACAGTGATCTTGCTTGGGTCCTCGATGCCAGCTAACAGCATTGCACCGACAGCAGCAAGGGCAGCTCTTAGGTAGGAACCAAGGGCAGCCTTTAGCTGTCTGATTGAGTCCTCGGTCTTTAGTCTTTCAATAAACTGCTTCACTTTACTTTCTCCATTGCTATCTGTGTTTTGATGTAGCTTGTTGGCTCAGTGTACCTGGTGCCGTTGTTTGTCCAGATGTAGTTCTTGCCACGCTGGATCTCGAAGTGTAAGTGTGGTCCGGTTGATTCGCCTGTGTTGCCAGATAGTCCGATGATGACACCCTCGGTGACTAGCTGATTCTTTTTGACTCGGATACTGCCTTTGGCTAGGTGCATGTAAGCAGATGTAATCCACTCGCCATTAACCTTGTGCTGAATCTTGACCAAGTAGCCACCACCAGCAGGTTCACCGTTAGGGAACTTTAGGGTAGATGGTCCGGCAAAGATAACCTTGCCAGCTTCAATAGCTTTTACAGGTGTGCCAACAGCAGCAGCGTAGTCCACGCCGTTATGATGCTTGCGATGCTTCTCGATTGGGTGAATACGCCAACCGAAAGATGAGCTGATTTTTGGGATTGGCTTGTCAAATGGAAATCTCATTATTCCTCTATCGTTGTTTGATTATACCCAATAACCTCGCCAGTATCAGCGTTGCTAACTTCCCAAGTTTGCAATCCGTCAATTACCCCAAGGTCTTTTAACTCAATGTTCATTAGCTAAACCTTCCCCATAGAAGCTGGCTGGCAGCAGTAAAGGTGTTCCTGGTCGTGAGCAAGTCGGTCTGCGATGCAACCGAGCCAATAGTTCTAGGAGCAAGGTTTGTAATCAAAGTGTTTCCTGTCACGCCAGCAAAAGAGGCTGCTGTTGAACCGACCTGAATTACACCAAGAGCGTATCGAGTACCAGCAGTAAGGGTGTAGCTGCTTGGGTAGCCACCTGTAGTGTCAAAAGAACGAGTGTATAAAGTGCTTGTTGAGTTAAATAATGTGGTATCAGAAGCTGTACGAGCAACAAGAGTGGCTGTGGTTCCGTCAAAGGTATAAAGCCCCATGCGAGCAAGAGTTAAACCATTTGACCCTGTGGTGTTAGAGGCCATTGAAACCTGTGTAGCTGTGACATTTTGGCTAGGGGTAAAAAAGATAAAGTATTGGGTTCCTGCAGTTGCAGCAATGTTGGCATAACCAATGGCTCTACTAATTGTGTCCACTACCGATGTGGACTGGTTGTTTACCCCAGTCAAAGTCGTGGTGTTTGTTTTAGCTGCTAAGTCTGTAGTTAAGTTGGTGACTTGGCTCTGGCTAAGAGCAAGCAGAGTTTGGTCAATACCTAAAGTTGCTGAACTGCTTGTGCCTGAGTTTGTAATAGGTGATGTGACACTAATAACTCCGCTAGATCCTGTTGCACCAGTAGCACCAGTCGAGCCTTGTGGTCCAGAGTTGCCAAGCGTTAGAGTGGCGTAAGTTTCTGTAACATTGACATCGGCACTGGTGCTTGTAACTAGAAGCTGTGTAGTGGACTCAACAACCTCTAGGGTTACTGTTGGCATCAGCGAGTGACTTCGGCTTGGATGGCAAAGTTGCCCTGAATGAGTCTTGTCACCTGACTGCCAGAGTTTAGCTCAAGATCGTAAACATAGAAGCCAGGGGCAGCGGCTCCCATAGTGCTTGCAGAGATACTGACAAGGATAGTTCCAGCAGTTCCACCAAGGGTGATGCCACTGCCGTTTGTCACGCTGAGGATAGTGGCAGAGGAACTGGCGTTTTCTCTTACCTGCATTGCAGCAGTGTAGCCAGTCAGGTTTACTGCTGTGCCACCAATCGAATAGGTGAGGCTCAGGTCGTAGGTAGCACCTTGGTAAGACTTGATGTTGTAATTGGCTGGGCTAATCATGATTTCCTATTCCTAAAGTCTTATTTTAATAGCAAGCTAAACAGTGCAGAAGCAAGACCTGTGACACCAGCCGCTAGTCCTGTGTAGGCAATCTTTTCAATCCAGGCAAGTCGAGCAAGGGTTAGCTCTACTTCTCTGAGTCTGTCTGGCACTTGATCTAGGTGGTCCAACTTCTCAAGGATTTTGACTAGGGTTTCCCCATGCTCAAGTTGCTTGGCATAAATTGCTTGCTGGGTAATGCGTACCCCAGTTGTTTCCTCAGCCATTAGTTAGACTCCGAGAAGTCTGCCAGCTCCCAAGCCAGCGTTGCTTCGTTCCAGAAATGTGTAAAACCGTTTTCAGGTCTTGGTGTTGGAGGCTCCCACCGACAGGTTTCTTCGTTTAGTTGCCAGCTAGGGTATGGCTTGGGTGCGATAAAGGCATCTAGCTTAGAGTCATAGGAGTATCCAATGCCAGCAAAGTTTTTTCTAATCTTTGCGTTGTAGCTTGTTTGAATCCAAGTTCCACCTAGATTTTCAATCAGCCAGTCATAGCCTTCATTGTGTGCGTTGTTATCTGTGACGAGCACTCTGATAACAATGTTGTTTTCGTTTATTTCAGCAAAATGAGCCATTACGCTGCGTACCTCACAATCACAATACCTGAGCCACCAGTTCCTGCGTTGTTGCCAGGAGAACCACCGCTTCCACCCATTCCACCGCCACCAGTATTGACTGTGCCATCGACAGAACTTGTAGAACCACCGCCACCAGTGCCACCGCTACCAGCAGTTCCGTTTAAAGTTTTGCCACCGCCTCCACCGCCAGCACGAGTGACAGCAGAACCATTTATATTTGAAGAAACTCCGTTGCCCCCGTTGCCTCCAAGGTTGATAGAAGCATTACCACCAACGGCTCCAGCTCCACCTCCACCACCAGCAGCGGCACTAGCACCTTGGTTGTAATCTGTTCCGTTGCCTCCTGCAAATCCTTGGTTAGCAGTTCCAGCAGCTCCTAGTCCATTAGGGCTGCTAACTTTCCAACCAGCTCCACCACCACCTGAACCACCTGTCTGAGTTGTGTCATTTGTGGAATCTCTGGAACCTCCAGAACCTCCACCAGCAGAAGTTATTGTGCTAAAAACAGAGTTGCTACCAATGGCCTGAGAAACGCCACCAGCTCCAACGGTAACGGTGTAGCCAACGCCAGAGCTTAGAGAAAGTCTAGATTCTGCCGAAGCACCGCCACCAGAGCTTTGACCAACAACAGACGAGCGATAGCCTCCAGCTCCACCTCCACCACCACCGTTTTGACCGCCGCCTCCACCTCCAGCGATAACTAAGTATTCAACATTGGTTAGAGCTACAAGTGGGGTGAAGGTACCAGAGCCAGTAAAAGTGTGAATAAAGTATCCGTCAGCCTCGGTGATAGTTCCACCTGTTGCTTTGGCAGCTTTGCTTGCTCCAGCAGCACTAAAAATACCTAACGCTGAGAGAGTCATCTTAGATTGCTGTCGCGTTCCCGATGATCCTGTAAGTATTAGCTGCAATACAAACAACAGATACAGCGTCATAACGCTGACCAATGCGATAAGCAGTTCCAGCAGTTCCTCGACCTGCAAGTGAGGTAGCTGTACCATCACGCTGGATTGTGACTGTGCCAGCACCATCCTGCAAAATGTCAACACGCTCGCCAGCCTGGAAAGCTGTGGCTGTACCGATAGTCACTGTGGTGTTAGAGGGAGAGTCAAACTCTAGGATCTTGTAGCGGTCTGAGGTTTGCACTGTGTAAGTGGTAGCTGTTGACATGGTTAGTGTCACCTCGTTGCTGAGGTATAGGTTCACATCAGCAGCGGCTAGGACTTCACCAGCGGTAAAAGTTTTTCTTGGCATTGGTTTCCTTTGGGTCTTGTTTTAGTTTACTACTCGTAGGCCAAGCGGTCATTGTCAAGCTCGCCAAGCACAGGGTCGTTCAAAATAAAGATAGCAAAGTCAAGCCGTTCTAGGGCAAAGCTTATGTTCTTGCTGCCAGGGGTCCAGTCATTGTTGATGCCGATGATTCGGCAGTATTGCTCAATGGCTGGTGGGATGTCAGAAGGCTCAAACCTAACCTGCACAATGTCACCAATCTCAAGGTCAAGCACAGCATTTTGGTTAGCCAGGGTCAGGGTGTCTAGGACAACTGTAACGGTTTCAAATCGGTAAGCCGGTGCCTTGTACCTTGCAAGCAGGAAGTCTGCAAGGAACTGTAGCTGAGCTGGATCTTGGATAAGCAAGCCAGTTTGGGACAATGTTCTTGGGCCAAAGAGGACCTGTGAGTCAGCATCCTCGGCAAAGGCAGAGTCTGGAATTGCGTCAGCGTTTTCAAGGGCAATTCTGTTGTAAAGGTTTTCTGATCCATAAACAATGTTGACATCAGCAAACTGGATGCCTGTGTAAGACCCACCGACTATCTCATCACTAAATACAAGGTTAGGGATGTTTGGTACAGCGTTTCGCTCTCTGTAGGTAATCTTTCCGTCTTTTGCCAGAAACAAAGTACCAAACTCAGAATCAGAAACAAGCTGCATATACTCAAGGGCTGGTGTGCTCTCTGCAACATCGGCATCTAGCATCACCGAGTTGCCAGGGTCAATGTCCCTTTGGTCTGCTGGCCAATCAACTTCTGGCCTGTTTAGCACTGCGTTGATTCGAGCACCCGACAGCTGAGATGCTGGGGTAAAGGCTTCAAGTCCTGAGTTAGCCAAAACAGAGAAGGCATCTGATACTGAGATCTGAACCACAGACTGTTTGCCTGGCTCATACTGGATGTCAAAATCGTCAATGAAGCCTTGAAAGACTGGGTAGTTGTTAGCAGATACTCTTACCGAGCGTCTTGGAATTAGCTGACCATAGTAAGGCCCAGCCTCATACAAAGGGTCAAAGCGTCTGTCCGAGTTGTCAACCGTAATGTTTACAACTCCTGCGTCAATACGATCAAGAGCATTGTTCTTGCCTCGGCGTACTGTGGTGGTGACAAGCCTGTCGGTAATGTCAAAGAATCTTTCACCACCAAGTGTGTAGCTTGTGTTGTCTAATACACCTCTTGTTAAGCTGTTTAGGACAAAAGATAAAGGGTCACCCTGACCAAGGTTTAGACCCAGCTCAAGTTTTACTGCTGGGGCTGGCACTAGGCACCCTGCCAGACAGCACCAGAGGTACGCTCGTAGGCTTTGATAGCGTCAACAATAGCTTTACCGATAGTCGAGCCTGAACCAACCCCACCATCCACATTTATGTTGTAGATGTTTTGCTGAGTGCCTGAACCAAACAATGCCTCTGTGCCTGTTGATGCAATCTGTCCTGCTAGGTTGCCAAACTCTGAGTAGCCAGCGTTGATGGCAGATAGTCCATCAGCTCCACCCATGACGAGTGCCTCGGCAAGTCGAGAGCCTGCGATTGGCCCGGCAGAGATGACCTGCTGTATCAAGCTAGTGTTTAATCCCATGCCAGCCAAGCTCTTTACATTGTTTGCAAAAGACCTTAGCTTTACCAGGAGCTTGTCCATGTTGCGAGTAATTGAGTCTGTAGATCCACCAAGCTGGGTGATGTCAAAGGCTCCAAGGATAGAGTCCTTGATTGAGCTAAAGGTGTTTTTTACAGCATCTGCGAATGAGGCATAAGCTCTTTCCTTTGCATCAAGGGCATCCTGCACAGAGGTATCTGTGATTGGTTCCTCAACAGCAGTGACTGCCTCGACTGCTGCATCTGCAACAATCTTGAGGTTCTTTTCCATGTTCTTTAGGTTCTTGGTGAGCTTGCCATTGTTTTTAGTAATGGCCTTTAGGGCCTTGTTAGCAGCGGCAACTGGTTGAGCACCAGAGGTAAGTCGAGCAGCAAGCCCCTCGCTGACACCAGCACCGATTAGAGCGGCTTGTTTCTTTACAACATTGGCTTCACGCTTTAGGGTTTCGCCCAAGCTCATCTTTTTGGTCTTGGCAGCTCCACCGGTTGTTTGCTCAAGATTTGATAGAAGTTCATCAAGGCCAAACTGTGATTTTTTAGCTTCAAAGGTTGACCCACCAAAAGAACTTGCTACTGCTCCAGCACTCTGGCGAATAAGTGTGTAGGTAGTTGTGATTTCTTTAGGTATCTTGTCGAGCTGTGTTCTAAGGACAGCAGCCTTACCACCTGCGTAATCTAACTTGCCGCCAAAGTTTGCAACACCAGAGGCAGATTTTCCAGCCCACTCACTTGTGTTGGTAAAGGCCATGACTAAAAGAGTTAGACCAGAAATAATGGCAACTAACGGAATCAGCCTTAGAGCTGTCGAGAAAATAGTTGTGGCTGTAGTAGCTAAGGTAGTGCCAGCGGTCACCTGTGCCAAGTACCACTTGTTTAGTTGCAGAGCAACGCCTGTGATACCAATAGCAACTTGCATAAGCTTGTATGCAGTATTTAGGGCAAAGATACCAATGACCAAGTTAGCTATTGTTTGAGCATTTTGCAGTAGGAATGTTGTCAGGTCAACAACAGACTTTGTTAGGGATGTCCAGTCAACAGACTCGATGGCAGCCTTGAGCTGTGGTCCGATGATAGGGATTAGATCTCTAAACTCGGTAATCATGCCCTGGACAGCCGGCATAACCATAAAGCCGATTTCCTCGGAGAGGTCATTTAGCTCATTGTTCATGCTCTCTAGCTGACCTGTAAAGGTCTTTGCATAGGCAGCAGCCGAGCCACCGAACTGGCTTTGTAGCTCTGCCAGCACAATCTTTTGTGCACCCATCAAGTCACCAGACTCTTGAAGTGACTTAATCATCTCCATCTGGTCTTTTGTAAAGTCCACACCAGACTTGCGTAGTGCAGTCACGCCCCTGGTTGGGTCTTGCAAAGCTTTACCAAGCTTGATGGCAGCCTCTGATGGGCCAGTATTCATTGCCCTTGCAAAGTCAAGCATTGTTGCAGATGCCTGGTTGAAGATGTCATTACCTTCACCGGCTTGGTTTTGAATACCCTTAAAAGTAAGCAAGAGGTTCTGTCCTGAGAGGATTGCCTCATCATTGAAGGCAGTGCTCTTTTGCAAGCTTGCTGCTAGTCCTGCAATCTGTTTAGCTGTGCCATTGGCAGTAGTGCCTGTGGATTTTAGTGTTGCCTCAGTCTGAGCAAAGACTCTTTGAGAATCAGCGGCATCTCTTAGGCTTCTGCCAATGAGCACACCGGCACCAGCAATAACTGCACCGGCAGCAGCAAAGTTTCGGCCTAGTGATCCGACTGAGCTTTGTAGCTTGGCAAACTGAGCGTTAGCTTGCTTTAGCCCTTTAGGGTCAAAGCTGGTGAGGATGGGTATTCTAATTGCCATTA